TAGAATGCTGATGCCAATAAACAGACGAACAAAATCTGTGTCTTGGCCTTGGTCTTGGTCTAGGTCTGGGTCTGGGTCTAGGTCTAGGTTTGGGTCTGGGTCTGGGTCTTGGTCTGGGTCTTGGTCTTGGTCTGGGTCTTGGTCTTGGTCTTGGTCTGGGTCTGGGTCTAGGTCTGGATCTAGGTCTTGGTTTTGGTCTGGGTCTGGGTCTAGGTCTGGATCTAGGTCTTGGTCTGGGTTTAAGATTGAAGAGAATCAGTAAGTGGGTGTCGGGTCGAGAGCATGAAGCTATGTACACACTCGACCCGACATCTTTTTCAATAAATCAAATTGGTATAGGAACGAGAAATTGGTTGGTATATAATATGATTTGAAAATGATTTCATTCAAAGGAGATTGACCGATGCGAAACATGTTTTTTCTTTTCATTTTTTTGGTGATGGTTGGTGTTTCGTTTGGTCAGGAACCGACCCTTGCTCCATTTCCACCGTTGGCTTCTCTTCCGCCAATTTACAAAGCCCCTCCCGTTGGAACGATTGCTGCTGTAGTCAAAGGACCGACAGAAGCTTTTGTTGGTCAATCTGTTTTTCTTGATGCATCTGCTTCCATCGGTGGAAAGGAAATCACTTGGAAGTTGCTGAGTGATTTTCCAAACGTATCGTTTGTCCCGTTGATGTCGCAAGATGGACGAGAGATTGCTTTGTTCACTGCTGCCGAATCGGGAACGTATCCAATTATTTTGGTGGTGAGTGAGAAGCCTGGTGTCGACATCAAGGTTCGAGGAACGGCAAGTCCAGTTTTGATTACCGTCGGTGATGCAACTGTGTCGGACATCAAGGTTCAGGATTTGGGGCAGCAATTCATTTGCGTTGGTTAGTGTTCCCGTTGGAACTTTGGCTGCTTCCATTCATACGATTGTAGTGAGTGAAAGAACTCCGCCTATTCCTCCAGAACCTGAACCGGAACCAATTCCGGAACCGTCAATGGCAATGAAGGACATTGTTGCTCCGATTGCAGAAGCCTTGAATGGACATCAGGAACAAGCGATGAAATTGATTCCGTTGTATCTCGATATGGCTTCGGTGGTGGAACGAGATGGTGAAGGGATCAAAGCCATCAAGGACACGAGACAAGTTCGGGATGTTCATTGGCGGTCTTTGAACTTGGCTTTTCAAGGTGATTGGGCAACAAGGTTGGGATTGAAGGAACCGATCGATGGGGCTTTCGAAAAAGTGTTCGGAATGGAAGTGGTTGATTTGGACGATGCAAATCGAAAGAAAGTTGTGGAGCTTTGTTGGGCCATTGCTTGGGCTTGTGGGGAAGCAGAATGATGGAAGACTTGAACAAAAAATTGATCAAGTTTGAGAAGATGGTTCAAGGAGCTTTGGTGATTTGGTTGGCTTCAAAAGGTTTGTTGTCGTTGAAGTTGATCGGTGGTCCGGAAGATGGTGGGAGACGAACGATCAGCGACAAGGAAGCGATGAGAGGAACAAAGTTCAGTATGTTTGCTGGAAGTCCGTTGATTGCTTTGAGTAGTTCATCTGATGGTGTTCAATGCATTCCAAACAACAAATTGTTTCGGAACATTCGGGGTCGGTACATAACGGACGAAGGATGGGATGGTGACAAAAGGATTGTTGAATTGTATTGGAAGTATTGGGACAAAGGAGAATGAAAATGGCTTTGCGAAATCGTAGGATGAATCGATACCTCCGAAACATATATGGGATGGTTCCTGTTGAAAGGAATTTTGGATATTGGCGCCCACACGTTCTCAAGAGACGGAAACCGAAGATGGCGGCATGGGCTTTGCCGGCTGCCGTTCGTGAAAACAGCAAGGCGAAGAAGGGAGAATCGGTTCTGATTGCGAAGGCGTTCTTTGATCTGTGGCCGGGATGGAATCATGGATTGCAGGGAACAGGAGATTGTGTTTCGTGGGGTCAAAGTCACATGGGTGATGTGACGATGGCCAACATTGCAGCCAATGGAAAACAAGCCAAGCCGGATGCATTGATTTGTCAGGAGTCGATCTATGGATTTGGCAAATGTGAATTGGTCAACAATTATTCCAATCACGGAGCCGGAATGTACGGAGAAGGAGCAGCAGCTGCTTGTACGAAGTTTGGAACGCTTTATCGAAAGAAGTATCCTGGACACGATTTGACGTCTTACAGTGGATCGAGAGCAGTTGCTTGGGGAGAACGACCGAGAACCACTCATGGTGTTCCGGATGAATTGGAAGAGTTCGCAGCCGAGCACAAGTGGAAGGATCATGTTGTTGTAACGGATGCGGAAAGTGGGATTGCTCTTCTTCGAGCCGGTTATGCTTGGAATTATTGTGGATACACTTATTGGGGAACGACGAGGAACAGTGAAGGAATTGCCACAAGATTTCAATCGGGTTGGCATTCGATGACTTGCACCGGAGTGATGGTTGATGACGATGACGATCCGATTGCTTGGTGGATAGCCAACACTGGTCATGGAAATCATTGCAACGGTCCGGTTGGTCCGTTTCCCATGCCAACAGCTTATGCTCAATGTGGATCGTGGGTGCCGGATTCAAAAGTCAGGAAGGCAATGGCTGCCGGTGATTGTCCGGCTGCCACTCCGGTGGCCGGTTGGCCGGTGTTGGATTTGGAGGATTGGGGAACTCCGGATTGGTTGTGATGAAGCGAAAACGAAAAGTTGTTGGTCACAGACAAGCTGGACGGAAGTACAATCGTTCCAGAAAGAAGCTTCAAAAACTCAGGAGACGGAAGTACAATCGTTCCAGAAAGAAGCTTCAAAAACTCAGGAGACAGAGAGATGAAAAGAAATAGTTTTGCGACCGTCCTGATGATTGGCGTGTTTTTGATCTCCTTTGGCTCGCTGGCTCAGGGCGGTCCTTATACCAGTTTGATCGCCACTGAATTTGCCGTGGTGATCGCGGAAGGAGATCGGGTTCCGGAACCCGAAGAGGATGTTGGAAAGATTGCAGAGACGAAGATTCTCAGATCCTTGTCTGGACGCACCACGATCACCATAGGGCCACCGGATCGAGGAATGGGTGTAACCAACCCTTCGTCTTCGGCGGCTGCAGATGGGCCTGTCTCGGCCTGTATCGGTGGTGTCTGTCCTTTGAACAATCATTCATCTGTTTCTGCAACGACTCAAAACAGATCTACCGTTCGAGTTGGTGTTCGACGATGGCAATGGCGTAGGAGAAATTGATGGCACGAGAACGAGCGATCAAAGGAGCAGCCCGTTCCGTTGATGCGGCTGCTGACGAAGTCACCAATTTGATTCGAGACTTTCGGGCTCAAGGATTCGTTGAAATGGACATCAGCATTCCAACCGACAGCGGTCCTTTGCTGAAGAAGGTGACTGANTTGATGGGATTGAACATCGGAGACGAANTTGCGTTGACGATGAAAATTAAAACTCCAAAAAGACAAGGAGCATGAGATGAGTATTGGTGCAGAAGCGAATGTTCAACTGAGGAAATTTAGAAGGTTGAAGCGGACCGACAGAATCGAAGTTACTCGGTTCGTTCGTCATTCTTCTCGACGCATGGGAATGACGAGAGTTGAATGGTTGGAAGCATACGAGGCCGGGGATACAGAAGTTCGCAAAGAAGCCGAGCTGGCAGGTGTCGAATTTGACATCGATCCAGATCGGCTTCACGAAATTCTGGATTTCATACTGGAGTTCATCAAGGCATTGCTGGCTTTGTTTGGTGGTATTTGATCGACCAAAGATTTGAACTGCGGGAGGGCATTGCAACGGCCGGACCCGATCATCTGACAAATGGTCGGCCCCGGCCTTGTATGTCAATGGGACTTCATCACAGGAGAAGTAAAATGGGAACCCGCTCCCCGAAACGTGCCAGAAGTTCAAAGACCATTTGGCTTGGTGTTATGACTTCGATAGTTTCCATCTTGACCATGCTTCAAGGGGAATCGTGGATCGCTGACAATCCCATTGCTGTGTCTGCAATCGGTTTGTCGATTGGGATTCTTACAGTGATTGTTCGATTTTATACGACCAAACCAATTCAGCCGATCCGCAAAAAGAAGAGGCAATAAAATGGCAACACCCATTTCAGCAGAAGAAAAAGAAAAGTTGTTGCAGCAACCTGTAACATTGGCCATGTGTGAAGCGAAGTACAGCAACGTCAAGTTGGGGATAATGTTGATCATGGGAGTGCTGGGTGTTTGTGGAATCCTCATCGGTTTGTCGGTCAAACAAAGTTGGAGCATGTACGAGCAATCGGTCGAGTTGCACAAGGTGTTGACTGCTCAAAATGAAAGGACCGAACAACGGATGGATGTTCACGAAGCCAAGCAGAATGGTTCGTTGGACAAGATTGGTTTTCAGTTGGATACGATATCGAATGTTCAACAGCAAGTGCTGGTTGACATGAAAGAGCAACGAGTATTGTTTGAAGAACTTTTGCGAAAGTCTCATTTGGCAAATCCAGAGTAAAAATGGCTCAGCATTGGTGGTTGGGAACGACAAGTACAGATCCAACGGTGGCGGCCAATTGGTCCACTGCCGGTTCAGGTGGTGCTCCAGGTGCGTCTGTTCCTGGTACTGGTGATGCTGTTACGTTTGATGGAAATGGAAACAATGCTTGTACATTGACGGCCAATTGGACTCACGGTGGTTTTGTGGTTGTGGTTGGATACACAGCCAAGTTGGACCTTGCTACGCTCAATTTGATTGGGGACGATGGAGTCAGTGTTACGCTCGATGGTGGTGGGGAGTTTGATTGCGGGACGGGAAGCCACAGCGTTACGAACGGGACGTTGGACGTTGCAGACCAAGCGACGTTTACGAGGGGGTCGAGTACTTGGACGTTGAACGATACTTGTACGCTAATTGGAGCACACAACAAGTTGTTCAACAATCTGACGTTTGCTTCTGGTTCGACGGTGACAGTTGATGCATCCACCGTTGCAAGAGTTGTTGCAAGAGGCACGCTGACTATTGACGGTGCTGCCGTTGTCCTGAACGACATTCTCGCCGTCAATACAACGGGTGATCTTGTCGTCAATGCTGGTTCGACCTTCTCCGGTTCTCAGTATATATACATTTATTCATCGTCCAGTGGTCACGGGTTGACTGTCAACAACGCAAATATGCCCTACACGAGAGTCTCAGGGGCAGTTGCAGGGACAATAGTCAAGGGGGGAACTTGGACTGGACTGTTCTATATCACGGGTGGTTCTTATCTGCAATTGAGTAACGAAACGTACAACTTCAACGGAGGAATGAGATTCGCTGTTGGTGGAGTTACACTAGACAATGCAGCCAACAATCCTACGATCAACACAACGGACATTAACTTCACTCACACGTCTGGCGTCGTTACGATCACGGATACTGCCACAGCAGTAAACTGGGACATTACCGGAGACATCATCGACGAGGCAGTTGGCACCTTGGTCTGGAACAAGGGGACCGGGACGTACACGTTCAGCGGAACGGCAAATCAAGACATCGACCTTATGGGGGCAGCTCTCGGTGACGTCGTAATCAACAAAGCCTCTGGCGATTTTGTACTCACAACGGACTTTGAGCACGACGATCTAACCGGGACTGCGTGTGGAGCGTTTGATCCGAACGGGCAGACAATCACGGCAAACGGAAATTGCAGTTGGGCAGCAGCTTTCGCTTTCGATTCTGCCGTTGACTGTATGAACGGAAGTAGCTGGATTATCGGGGGAAACTTTACGGCAGACGGACAAACATTGAACGCAACAGCAACTTGGACCATTTCAGTAACTGGAACGGCAGTTGCTTCTGGAACAGGAGAGGTGGAATACTCAGATGCTTCTGGTGGTACAACGATAGATGCAACTGCTGGACCTTGGACTGATGGAAACAACAACAGCAATTGGGATTTTGATGAATCGTCGTCTTCTTCTTTGTCCACGTCTTCGTCGTCTGCATCTTCGACTTCAGTTTCATCAACGTCTTCGTCGTCTTCTTCTTTGTCCACGTCTTCGTCGTCTGCATCTTCGACTTCAGTTTCATCAACGTCTTCGTCGTCTTCTTCTTTGTCCACGTCTTCGCAGTCGTCATCAATTTCGTCTTCTACATCTTCGTTGTCTTCGGTTTCATCTTCTTCAAGCAGTGAAACTTCTTCGGTTTCATCTTCCGTTTCATCTATGTCTTCGCAGTCATTGGTTTCTACATCTTCGGTTTCGTCTTCGTCGTCTGCATCTTCGGTTTCATCTTCTTCTTCTCCGTTGTCTACGTCTTCGCAGTCGTCTTCAATTTCATCTTTGTCTTCGACTTCATCAACATCTTCTTTGTCTTCGACTTCATCTGCATCATTGTCTTCTGCATCTTCGTTGTCTTCGGTTTCATCTTCTTCAAGCAGTGAGACTTCTTCGGTTTCAAGTTCGTCAATATCGTTGTCAACTTCATCCATATCGACATCAACTTCTTCGACTTCAAGTTCGTCAACTTCTTCGAGCAGTGCTTCGAGTTCGTCAATCAGTTCTACTTCTAGCAATTCAAGCAGCGTAGAAGCTGGCAAGGATTGGCCGGATGGAAAAACGATAACGGTGATTGGACCGGCCAGTGCTTTGGTTACGGAGATTTGATGATGGTGCGATTGACTGATCCATCTGGAATTGAGACAACTAGAATTCAAAATGCTTTGAATTCTGAGAATGAAGTTTCGTTGGGTCCAGGTGTTTGGAACAGTGGACCATTGTTTTTGAACGATGATCAAGTTTTTGAAATTGAATTTGGGGCAGAGTTGCTTGGGAATGTTTCAGAATGGCCAACGGGTGGAGCTTTCGATAAGTATATTCCGTTCATTTTGGTTCGAGTAAAATCAGATGTTCGAGTGACAGGAGCCGGTTCGATCACGGTTCCAGAGGATTCTTCATATACGAGTGGAACGGATTATCAATGGAGGGCTTGTATTGCTTTGCGAGCATCTTCAAATTGTACGGTGGATGGTGGTTTGACTTTGTCCAGTCGAGGTGGCGATGGAATATCGATTGGACCAGCCAGATACAATTTACCGATCAGCAATGATCCATGCACCAATGTTGTAGTAGATGAAATTGCGGCAGATGGTTGTTATCGCAATGGAATATCGATTGTTCATGTCGATGGACTTGCCGTTTCAAATTCGACATTCAAAAATTCGGAGGGCATTGCAGCGGAAGGTGGAATTGCAATCGAACCAGATCAGTCGTGGGAATATGTCAAAAACATGACGATGGACAATTGTGAGTTGAAGGACAACACTGGTTGGGGTTTTGAAGTTCAGATGTACAAACTTCCTTTGGCTGTTGAAGTTGCAATTGCAGATTGTGTGATTGAGGGTGGTAGCGAACCAGCAGCATCAATTTTCTATCGTCCTTCTGCAGATGAAGGATGTGTGATTTCGATTGAAGATACGGTGTTGAAATCGAATTTGGATTCTGCTTTTCATGTTGCATATTTTCATCGGTATGGTTCGATATCTTTGACCAATGTTACATTTGAAAGATTGGCTGGTCATGTTGGATCGTTGGGAGATGTTCGTTTTTATTGGGATGACAGAAGTCATTTGGGTCCGTTCGATCCAGCTGATTATGGCAATGTAAATTTTGAAAATTGTGGTTCTCCTTATAAGAATTTCAATGTATCGATGTCAGACAAGACATCATCTGTTCCGAGCATCGATGGTCATGTGTTTGTTGATAAGTTGAGTGGAGCAGCAAGTAAGTTGTATGGAACTGAATTGTGGTTCTTGCGAACCGGACGTGATGGAGTTCCCGGTAGGATCGAAACTCCCAGTTCGTCGGTTGGAACTACGATAACGAAGCTTTGACAGGAGTGATAAAATGACTTTGATTTATGCATATCAAGATCGAAATTGTACGAGAGACATAGTGATTCGTGATGCAGATGGTGATCCAATCACACCGGGGATTGACGACAGATTGAGAGTAAGCATTGGAAGAGCTGGACAGACTCCTTTGTTGACTGTTGTTGACAATGCTCCAACGGCAAACGGAAGCACGTTAACGAAGGGAGCTACGAATCGATTGCGATTGGACGACAAAGATTTGGCAGCGATGGATGCTGGTACATATACGTTGTTCATCGAACTTTTGGATACGGCTGATGCCAGTGATTGGAAGAATGTTGACAGACAGGTTTTTGTTTTGGAAAGAACATGATCATGGCACCAGAAAAAGAAACAACTGATTGGTTGGTCAAGGGTTTGATTTTGGTGTTGTCGTCGGCTGCTCTTGGGTTTGCTCTCACTGGAATTTCAAACATGAACGATTTGTCACATTCGATGGACAAACGTTTGGAGTTGATTGAATATCAGTTGGGTGAGTTGAAGGAGAACAAAGGAGCAGATGAAAAACAGGATGCGTCTTTGTCGAAGCATTGGAAGATCCTTGGATTTCACAGGGATCAGATCAATGCCATTCGTCACAAAGAAGGAGAAGAGCCAATCAGTTGGCCTGATCTTGGACCATAACAATTTTTTTGGGAGGATTGAAAGATGGTACGAGAATTGTTGGTGAGTCATACGTCGGCGTTGACAGTTTATGCAGTGGGTCGCATTCCTCATCGAGCCAATATAGGTTTGTGGGGCAGCGTGTTGAATGCTGCTCTGGAAGTTTTTGCTGGAGCAAATTGGACCACTTATGTGATTCCGATGAACGAACTTGGAACGACTGGATTTTACGAAGGGGATATGCCTGCTTTGTTCAATGGAGAACATGCAGTTGAAATATACTTTTTTGAACAAGTCGGAGGTGCTCCGGCTATGACCGATACCAAGGTGTCTGGGACGTTGTTTGCGAACACCGATGTCTGGGTGGCTGAATCAACGTTGAGGGTGTAATCATGGGTGTTGGACCAAGTTGTGGATCTGAAAATCAAATATCAGAAGTGGATGCTGGCATAGAAGTGATAGATGGCTATCACGATGTTCCGGCTGCTGATGTTGTTGACAACGATTTGATTCGTGACGTTGTTGGAAACAAAACTGATGCGAGATCGGAAGCCGTTGGTATTGTTTCTTTGGTGGCTTTGTTGAGAGAGACTTTGGCTGAGGTTGTTGAAATTGAACACCATCTGCATAACAGAGAAAGATGGTTCGGTATATCGGGTGATCAGTCTGGAACGGAGTTGGGCTGCAGATACTTTGACTCCGTTTACTGCCATCAGTGGAAACAACACTTATGGAGTCGATGCCGACGATGAAGCCTTGGTTTTGGGAACCAGCGACACACCTTTGATAGCTGGAATGACTCGATTTGATTTGCACAGAATTTTCATCGTGGATGTTTCGTCCGATACTCCGTGGAAGTTGAGAATCATTCATGGTTCTGGAACGATGGCCGATGCAATTGCAGCCGGTGATTATACAGAAGCTGTTGTGATGAGTGACATCACCAATCCGCAGCAGTCGTCGGGTGTGCCTGTTGAACTCATCATGCCAAGGGGTGTTTGTGGATCGGACAAAGTTTGGATTCAAGCATGGAACGGAACAAACAATGCCACCATTGATTTTCTGATAGGGCTTCACGAATACCCTGTATAAGAATTGTGAGGTGTAAATATGGGACGAATCATAGATATTTCTGAAGCGTTGCTCGAATTGGGTTTGTCCGGTTCTGTGACCGAACAAGAGCGAGGCATTGTCCAAACAGCCATCACCAGAGCTGAAGGAGCAGTCAAACGTCATCTGAAGTATGATCCTGTTTTGACTTCCAGAACGGAATACTATCCGATGATAGATCGATTGTTGAGCATTCGTGATGCTGTTTGGGAAGTCAGCAGCACCGATGCATACATTCGAGATCGTGGAGAAGGAGCAAATCAATTGCTTCAGGTTCGTCACATTCCGATTCGCAGTGTTCCGGTGATTGATTTGCGAGTTGATTATGGAGCCAGAAGTGGAACGGTGGTTGGATCTTTTGCAGCAGAAACTCAGAAGATCGAAGGTTCAGATTTTTGGCCGAACTATGACAGCGTTGACAGTGATGGGAACAAAGTTTGTTTGGATGGCCTCATTCGCAATCAAGGATCGTGGCCGTCTGAAGCTGGCAGCATAAGAATCGTCTATTCAGCTGGGTACACTCCGGAAGAATTGCATGGGCAAGACGATGTAATCGATGCTTCCCCAATCATGGATGCTGTGTTGGATGAAACGGTACGAAGAACGAAGAAGGCTTTCACTTTGATGAAGTCGAGTGTTGGTCTTGGTACCGGAGTGTTGACGGCAGAGCGAATGGGTGATTATTCGTATTCTGCTTCGACTTCTTCTGTTGATGCTTTGTTCGGAGGGAAGTCGGATTTGTTGGCTGAGACGATGAGCAAGCTGGAGGCGTATGTCAATTTTGGTTGGGCTTTGGGAGGTTAGATGGTGGGTGACTTGGTCGTAACGTCTTCGAGATCTACAGACAAGATCGACAAGGAAGGTCTACAGACCGAATTGATGGGCCTGTGGGCTCCATGTGCGGCCTTCATGGTTTGCAACGGTAGAAGCTTAGACGATCATCCGATCGCTCAAATGGGACGGAGGGGGATTGCATCGTTGGGTGTGAACAATGCTGCTGCCAGGGCTCCGGTCAAAGCTTGGGTGTTTGGAGATCCGCAAAGCAAGTTTCATCACGGTTTGTTTCTCGATCCGTCTGTCATGACGTTTGCTCCTCATACGAAAATGAAGAAGAAGATCAAAGTCAAATTGGAAGATGGATTTCACAATACAAGTATCCGGGTCAGGCAATGTCCGAACACGTATCAATATTGGAGACGGACTGGGTTCGATCCGGACACTTTTTTTGACACGCCGTTTGCTCATTGGGGATCTGGCAAGCATCAGCCGGAAGGAGTCGATGCTTGTGGATTGTTGGCTACGTTCTTTTGTGGATTGAGATTGCTTCATCATTTGGGAGTTCGTCGAGTTTATCTGATGGGTGTTGATCATTATGGTGGCCGTCGAAGATGGAACAAAGAAGACAAAGCATTTAGACGATTGAAGCCGGTGTTTGAGAATCATGGTTTTGAAATCTTCAATTGCAATGCAAAGAGTCGTTGTGAGGAATTTCAATTCGTACCGTTCAGTGATGCTTTGATCGATTGTCAGGGATCGGTTCCAGACGAACCATTTGATGTGAGCGATTGGTACAGCAAATCATTGGTGAAAGAATCGTGCAAAGGAAACGATGTGTTTNCACCCAAACACTTTGGAACGAATTGATGTTGGACAAACCTTGTCGTTGGGGAATTGCTTTGACGTATCGGTGCGAATACAGGTTGCAAAGGTTGCAATCGATTTTTGGATGTTGCTCCGTGGAAAGACTCGGATTTGACTTTGAATGATATTCGTGAAGGGTATAATAGAGTAGTAGAATCCGGGGAACCAATCAAAAAGGTTCGGGTGACGGGAGGGGAACCTTTGCTTCATCCAAATTTTGTTGATTGTGTTGAATTGATTGGAGAAACATGGAACAAGCAGTACAGAGAAGGTGGAGCCAGAACTTGTGTTTTTACGAGTGTTCGCAAGGATCTTCCAAAACCGAACGGATGGAGGTATCGTGGAGGACGAAGACGAAAGCAAAAGTTTTTTCCGGTGATGGTTTCACCCGATGATTTGAAAATGGATTGGACGATTGCTTTGAAATTTTGCCACATTCAAAAGAGTTGTGGCAGGTTGTTTGATGCATATGGTTTTTGCATTTTGTGTTTTGGCTGCTCCGATCGGCAGGATGTTGGGAATCGATCCTTACGAAGCCAAACCCAGTTATGAGGCACGAGCAGAGATATGTCGTCATTGTGTTTATTCCGTTGGATTCAACAAAGCAAGAAACAGGATAAAAAATCGAGTTCGTAAGGGTGATNTTCCTTCGGTCACTCCGACATATCGAAAGGCTTTGGATTCGGGTGGGATGATGCAGTTCAAAAAGTTCAGAGACAGATGAAAAGGAGAACGAGATGTTGGATGAAAAGAAACGTCAGTTGCTGGAACAAGCTGTTGCAGAATTGTCGGAGGTTACTCCGAGAATGTGTTGGAGTTTGTATTTGCAATTCAGAAAAGAAGGATTCAGTGATGATCAGTCGTTTGATTTGGTGAAGGCTCATCTGATGGCATTGTCTGCGACCAGTGGGGTGCATTTATGAGTCTTCTCAATTCGTTTCCGCATCGTTGTACAATTCAGCGGATGGTTCGTTCATCTGGTTCGTTGGCTGGAAGTAAGACGACTCCGGTGATTGAACAAACAAACGTATCTTGTTGGGAGCAGCCGGCCGGAGATGCTGAAGTTGAGGAATATCAGAAGCGAGGGATGAAGGTCACTCACAAGATTTATTTTACTGTTGATCCTGGAGTGACCGAGCGGTATCAAATTTTGATCACCGAGCGAAGTGGAATTGCAGTGGCTTCTCCCATTGCTTTGGATGTGAAGAGCGAACCGAGACCAGATGCAACCGCTGGTCTTGGAGTGGTTTACAAAGTTATGTGTGATTTGTTGACGGGGAGCAACGATTGATGAGAGTGGTTTGTGATTGCATCAAGGATTTCATTGAAAACCTTGAGAGCGAAAAAAACGAAGACGTCGTTCAAAAAACAGTTCGAGTAAATACAACTTTCAACGAACGCGGTGACGTTACGGTGGGAGTGGTCATTCAAGCATCGACCATTGTCAACATTGGAGACGAGGGTCAATATCTGTTGGAAGTTGGAGAAGATTGCGGCATTGATTACAATGATGCAACTCAAGAAAAGAAAGGATCGGAACGAGCATTGTTTTTGAAGAAGATGATTGTGAATTATTGTGAAGGTCGTGGTTTGATTGTCAAGCCAGGCATGATTTCTATTTGACAAGGAGAAGAACGAGATGAATGAAAAGATCAAGCACGTGACTGTAGAAGAAGCTGTTGATTCTCATTTGGAGAAGATTGAAGAAGCGAAGAAAACCAAACGTTTGATGGCCGTGGTGTTTTTTGTTGATGAAGGTGGAATTCTCAAAATGAGTCGAACGACGTTTGGATTTCCCATTCAATCGTTCGATGAATCGTTGAAGATGTTGAAGATCAATTTGGATGGGGAAGCAACACCACCTGAACCAGAACCACTTCCGGCTGCAGATTTTATGAATGACATTGAAGAATCGATGAATGAAGAAACACCAAAGGAGAACGACGATGAAAAAAGTGATCCGTTGGATTAGGAGTTGGTTTGTTGTCAGATTTGTGAATACGTTGAATCAGAAAGTGGCAAAAGCCAAAGCTGATTTTTCGAAACTCTTGATTGAGATGAATGTCAGTCACAAACGATTGAAGCATTATCACAAACGACTCGATGCAATATCAACTTCAATTTTGGAAGAGATTGATGCATCGGAAGAAGTTGTTGCAAGGGCTGAGAAAAATCAGATCAGTTATCAGAATGCTTTGGATGCTATGTCTGCTCGATTGCGAGTCGTTGAAGAAACGACCATTCCAACATTGATTGAAAGTCATCGGGTCTTGTTGGAAAGATACCGGGCCGAAACGGCCATACAAGTTCGACGCCAAGCTGCATCGAATACAGGAGAATAGAAATGGATGTTCTCGATAAATGCTTTGAACGAAGTCGTGGCTTCGCTGCTTCAATTGCCGACGATGCCCTTCGCATGAAAGGGACTGGTGAACTTTCCAGTCAAGTGGTATCTGATTCAATGGGTGGCATGTCCGCATTGCAGGATCAAGCCAAACACAAGAATCGGTACGGACTTTTTCGTGGTTGGGTGTATTCGGCAATCAATGCTTTGTCGATGAAAGGAGCCGGTCAACCGATTCGTGTTGGTCGCAGAGCTGGCATCGAAGCAAATCCAGATGAGAGATCGTCTGTGGTTTCACGGAAGGCTTTTTTGATGAACAAGATGCCACCGTCAACAAGGACGAAGGCGATGGAAGGTGAAATGGAACTTTTGGTGGATCATCCAGTGGTTACAGCATTGGACAATCCAAATCAATATCAAGATCGTTGGCAGTTTACATATACAGCAATTGCGAATTTGAATTTGACTGGATGGGCTTACATAGTCCATGAAGAAACTGAATACGGCATGAAGTTGTATTCTCTACCGACCACTTGGGTGACTCCTGTTGGTACCGCTGAAGAAGGTTTGTACAGCAAGTACCGAATTCGCAATCCGAAAAAGGTAGAAGACCAAGGATCGTTGATCGATGCAAAACACGTGATTGCTGCTCATCTTCCAGATCCACAAGACATACTCAGTGGTGTTTCTCCTTCGTCCAGTCAGATCGAATCGTTGAAGATTGACGATTCAATTCAAACCAGTCAAGCAAGATTCTTTCGGAATGGAATCTTCCCCGGAGTTGTTGTGACGGTTGGGAAGGAACCTCATCCGGATGTGCCGGCAGGAACAAGACCTCGTCTTACGGCTCCACAAAGGCGTCATGTTTATGCAGCCATTCGGAATGCTATGGGTGGAATTGAGAACTATGGAAATCCAGCAATCGTTGATGGATTGATCGAAAAGATTGAACCGTTGTCGATGACTCAAAACGAAATGGGTTGGGACAAGTCGGAAGAGAAAGTGAAGCAAAGAATCCTTTCTGCTTTTGCCGTCAATCCACTCATTCTTGGTGAGAAGGCTCCATCGAGTTATGCCCAAGCATCGGTGGTGACTCAATTGTTTTACGATCGAGTCAATACGTTTCTCGAATTGATTGGTTATGTAATTCAAGAGTTGGTCAATCGAACCACCTCTGAAATGTTGGTGGTTTGGTACGAGATGGCTGAAGCCGTTGATCCAAAGATCGAATCAGAAATGTTGAAGACTGGTCGAATCAATGGAGATGTTTCAAGGAATGAATATCGTGCTAAGTTGGGGTATCCTCCGGTGGTTGACGAAGAAGCTGCTTCTCGCAGCATATTGTTGGATACTGTTGGCGGCATGACTGGAACTGGAAGTTTGTTGAATCAATATGCACAAGGAAGCATAACGCAAAAAGCTCTTTCCTATTTGTTGTCTTTGTTTTTGCAAATACCTCAAGAGGATTTGATCAATGGTTTGGGTGAAGCTCCAGAAGTCATCAATCAACGACCCACTCAGTTGCTTCAACAGATCATTGAAGAAATGAAGAAACCAGTTCGAGTGATTACAAAAACTGTTTCAGATGTGGGAGAAAAACAATGAGTAAGGGAATTGTTTATTTGTTGGATGGAATGTCATACATGGAACGGATGGTTGTATCCATTTGGTCGCTTCGCAAATTTTATGGTGGACCGATAACAATTTTCGTTCGCAGATATGATGAGAATAAAGTTGAGTTGTTCAAAAAGGATTTGGATTGTGACATCAAACCATTCACTGCTCCGAATACAGAAGGGAATTCGATGTTGGTCAAGACTCGAATTCCTGAATTGACTCCATATGAAGATACGGTGTTTTTGGATGCTGATACGTTGATTGTTGGCAGAGTCCAAAAATTGTTCGGAAGAGATTTGACTTTGGTGCGATATGGCAATCGTTGGACGAGGGACAAGTTGCCGAAGAAATGGATCGGTTCGTGGAAGGATGTTGGTGTAGATATCAATGCTTTGGTGGAAGCTCAACTTGCAGAGAAACTTCCGTTCATCAACACGGGGGTGTTTGGATTCAGAAAAGGGAATCTGGAACTGAGACAATGGAGGCAGTTGGCAGACAGAAATAGAGATGCAAGGATGGTTGATGAGTTGGCAATGCAATTGCTGACCAGCAAATTGAGCCATCGAATGATGAGTGACAAATACAATCGATGTCCTCAATGGGGAAAAGAAACAGAAGACATTCGTATTTGGCATTTTCATGGGAAGCGGCATTGCTCGAAGAAAGACAATTGTCAAGATGTTTGGATTCCGGCTTTTCGAGAGGCTTGTGAAGAAGGTGTTTGTGAATTGCAACGATGGGCAGGAAAGTACGATCGACGGTTGCGATCTTATCTGAAAGAACATTCTCCAGTGAAGAGTGATTGAGTGGTTTCAAAGACGAACGATTGTTCGATTGCGTTGATGACAAAGTTGGTTGTTGGGTTGATGAAGCGTCGTCAATTTGCAGCCAACGTCGCAGTTCGTCGCGACATATCCAAAGCTGTTCATTCAAAACAATATGCAAAGACGGAACGATTTTTGACAAAGGCTTTGGTTCCGGTCATCAAAGATCAAACGGAAGAGATCGTTGAAGGTGTTCGATCGTTGTCGTTGGGAAAATCGTATGACGATCAAGCAGCCAGTTTGATTTCTCAAGTCTACAATCCCGATGAATGGTTCGGTCGAATTGTTGATGCTGCTCTTCCGGTGCTGGCCAAAGGAATGGTTGAAGCAGCCGTTGCTTTTCTTTTGCCTTTGGGAGTGGATCTCAAAAAGAAATCAATCAGCAACAGAACGAAGGCTTCAACGGCTTCACGATGGTTGGAGGAAAATGCAGATTGGGATGAGTTGGTTGGATTGATGGGAGATCAAGGATTGCCGATTCGGATCATGACCGAGATTCCTTTGTGGATGCAACAATCAATTCGAGAACAATTGGAAACAAGTTTCAAGCAACCGTATTGGAACAGAATCAGTGAGACGACTGGAGGTGATGCTGAAAGACTTTTGAGTCAAGGATTGGCCGAAGGACATTCAATCAATCGAATAGCTTCTGGAATGCGAGAACATTTTGCTTCTGGTGGATTTCGATATGCAAGAGCAAGATCGGAAAACATAGCAAGGACCGAAGCTGGCAATGCTTTGAACGGAGCTCGCGATGCTGCTTTGTCTGGATTGAAAAATGAGCTTGGTGAGATCGGTCAGTTTTTGGTGAAAACTTGGTTGTCTGTTTTGGGAAATACAACCAGAGACACTCATGCTGATTTGGATGGAGTACCGGCCGATGTAAATGGAGAGTGGAATTTGGCGGGGTATCAAATTCCTTGGCCGGCTCATTACAGTCTTCCAGCAGGCGAACGTTGCAACTGCCAATGCACAATTGATACTGAATTTGGAATGAACGAAGAAGAGGTTCGTCAGTCGATTGATGAATACAATGCTAGGGTGGAATTGGTAGAAGAAAAACCTCCTGAAATTCAATCTATTGTTTCATCTGTTATTCAACCAAATTTTGGAACGATGAATGGAATGGATTTGTACAAAGAAATAATAAAGTTGGATAAAGAAAGTGTAGTTAGAAAAAAAGCAGAAAAGATCCAAAGAGCTAAATTGAAAAAGGTTTATGATATAGCGAAAAAAGAAAGAAGTGAGTTGTTAAAAGTTGGAACAGATGATGAGATTGCAACTGCTGTATTTGAATGGATGGAAGCATTTAGAAATAAAGATCCGAAAGGATATGATTTGTACACTAGGTTGGTTGAATTGCAAAAGCCGGCGAATAAAGAAGCTTATGATGCAGCGAATGAAGTTGTTAGAAAACATGAAAAAGATATAGCTGCTTTTGAGGATGGTGTCAAAAAGTTGAATAAAGAGTTAAAGGATAAGATCAATGAATTGATAAAAGTTCCAAAAGAAAATCGGGCAAATATATTGCCTCAATATGACAAGAAAAAAATGAAATCGAGTGCTAAGGTAATTGACAAAGCAGTTGAAAGACTTAATGACATAAGTACGAATGATGTTTTTGGAGGAAGTTACGATAAAGGTGCCAAAATTCATTTTAATAAGACAAAAAGTTCACGAGATTATTTTTGTCGTAAAGATGGTATTTTTCTTAGTGATAAATTAGGAAGAAGTGGGGTGCCTATAGTTATTCATGAAATGGGTCATTGGATAGAGAATTTGAATAATAAAGCTAAATCAGCTGTAAAGAAATTAAGAACATCGAGAACAAAAGGTTCTAAAAGGAAATGGTTGGGAAAGGGTTACGAATTGGATGAAGAATACTATCCCAGAACTGATGGTGGAAAATGGATAAATAATTATATGGCGAAGTTGTATAGTAGTGGAGAAACAGAAATGTTTTCTATGGGTCTTGAATGGTATGCTACCAATCCATTGATGTTAGCAAAAAAAGATCCTAGATTGTTCAAATTGATGGTAGATATAACGAGAGGAAATTTGTAATGTATGCAATTTTGAAACATCGAGATTCATATGCAATGATATATGAAAGAGAATGGATATCTGATGATAAAGATTTTGAACGTTTGTTGAATTTGTTGTTGCCAGAAGATGGTACAAGTGGATCTGATCCACAATCAGATGTGACAGAAGCATATCGAATTGCAGATTTTCTTGGTGGTGAAGTTGTTGAAGAAGAAATGGATAAACATAAAGCAGGGAGAATTTATTGATGACCAGAAAGAAGAACGGAAAACCAATTCATTCAGGACGTATGGTGATCAGCAATCCAGACACATTGGCTCTGGGAGTTGCCGTTGAAGAACGATTCGTTCAGTTGTGTCAATTGTACAAAAGTGCTACAGGAAATCAATTGACCATACCATCGGAACTGGATCGAGCCATGTTCAATTGGAGGAAGATGCGGGTTCGTCACAAACGAAATGATTTTCGACATACAGATTCAGAGTTGCAAGCCACTCGTGAAATTGCTCAGTGGACGTTGGACAAGAAAACTGAATTGTGCGGTCAACCTTCAAAGAAATTGGAGTGGTCATGACTATCGTATCTTATTTTGCTGTATTCTTTCTTGGGATGTTCACTGGTCTTGGTTTTGGTGTTTTGATGGCCAAGGGTGAAATGATTGGAAATGTCAAACATGAGATTGCTTCTCTTTTCAAAAAGATCGAGGGTCATTTGAAGTCTGGTGAATCTTGCTACGTTTCGTTTACGATAGGCAAGATTTCAGAAGGTGATGATGACGACGACGGAGACAATAATTTTCCACCGACCAGAGATTTGTCGGAGATGTTCGATCGGAGGAATTGATGTGAGTGATGTAGGTGTTCCGAAATTGTTGCGACGACCAAATCCAAAGATTGCTGATGTTCAATGCAGCAGATACGTACCGCAACCAGGTGACAGGATACTTGTACGAGTGTTCCGAAAGTTGAGCAGAGACGAAGGAAAGAAGATACGAAGATCGATTGAAAAATGGGCCGGCAAGGATGTCGAAGTGTTGATTTATGATGCAACGAAATTGGAGGTGTCTGTTGACAAATCAGGAAGAGCGACAAGTAAGATCTGTTCTTCAAAGTGACGAGGATTTGAAGATATATTTTGATGGTATGCACAAGTTCGATCGTCATTTTTGTGATTGCATGGTCGAAGGGGATGATTTCACTTTGACTTTGGAAATTCGTGGGAACAAAGGGAAGATGGTTCATTGTCGAACAACAACCAATTGTTTTCAACGTCCTGTCAACATTCAGGAAGAGGATTGAAAAGAAGAGAAGATTGCCCGAACCAAAATGAAATTTTTTGATTTTGGTATAGGTGTATGAATTTCAATTTGGTAAAATTCAAAGATAGTTGATTGCGTCAAGGCGTTCTGTTAGGAGAAGCCACGACGATGACCCAGCAAAAGCTGGCGTTTATTGTCGGTGGCTTTTTCTTTTTGGAGGAAACAGAAATGAAGAATGTAACATTTTATTTGGGACCAGCAACGGGATTGGCAAGCAGAACCTTGACGATCACTCGTATGCGTCGAGCCGGTGATGACACTCCTCCGGCTGCTCAAGTCACTGCTGTTTTGGGAGCAGTTGACAACACGACTCAAGCGTTGCCGGACAATGTAATTTGGCAAGCTGAATTGGTCGATGTTTTGGCCAGCGGTGAAACAAGTGTTCCTGATGTTTTGAACTTCAACACCGGATCGTTGCAGTTTCCGGGACCGGCAAGCGATTGTGTCAATCGTTTGCAAATTCTTCACATGGAAGATTTGTCGTCCAGTTCCAGTGAATCTTCCAGTTCGGCCAGTTCCAGTTCTGCCAGTTCGGTCAGTTCTGTTTCCAGCGAATCGAGCAGTTCGTCCAGTTCATCCAGTTCTGCCAGTTCCAGTTCCAGCAGTTCACCTTCCAGCAGTTCTGCCAGTTCACCTTCCAGCAGTTCTGCCAGTTCGGCTTCCAGCAATTTGTCCAGTTCGTCCAGTTCGGCCAGTGTTACGAGTTCCAGCAGTTCGGCTAGTTCTGCCAGTTCGGCCAGTTCGAGTTCTTGGAGCAGCACCAGTGTATCCAGCAGTGCAAGTTCGACCAGTTCGGTTTCCAGTGCCAGCGTTACTTCATCCAGTTCGTCTTCCAGCGAATCGTCAAGTTCCTGGAGCAGTTGAGAATAGGAGTTGTTTTCAATGCCAGTTCAAATTGAACTTCCGAAGCATTTGTTCCGCAATGCTGTGCGGATGATTAAATTGTCTTCAGTCGACAGAATTGAGTTGTTCGTTCAAGCATCGACGATTGCTATGAAGCGACTGAAAGTGAAACCCAATTCATCCAAAGTCATACCCAATCTTCCAAATGGATCGAAGACGTTCAACATGCGGACGTTGTTTGATTGGATGGACAAGATTGGTCCGAAAGACAAGTATGCGATTCGGCAACTTGTCAAATTGGATGCAACGGCCAGAGTGAGGATCTGATGTGCCAACACCAAGAAATGGTGAAAGTCGAAACGATTTTATTTCCAGGTGTGTTCCGATCGTCGTTGGTGATGGAACAGCCGGAACTTCTCAGCAGGCCGTTGCCGTCTGCAATTCTATATGGGAGCAGCGGACAATGAGTGATAACGATATTCTGTTGAAAGCCATTCAAGATCGAATTTCCAAAAGAACAGAATTCGGTCGAGGTATTTTGACGGCAGACAAACATGTACGAAGGATGTTGGATGTAATTGGTTTGTCTGCTTGTTACAAGGCAGCCAGTACGGAACAAGTGTCCTTCGACGATGTATTGAAAAAGGCTGCTTCCATGTTGGTTTATTCCAACGAAGACATGGAAGAGGTTGAGGATGTATATGACAAAGCTGCAAGGAATTTCGGGCTCAAGGAAGAAGTGAAGTTGCCGAAGAACACTTTGATGGTTTTTCGTCATGTTTTGACCAGCAGCAAAAAGGATCGTGATTTGGACATACTTCGAAGTGAAGGAGCCGAAGTCGATCCGAAGATGCTTTTGCTTTGGCAGCATGTTCACACTCTTCCGATTGGAAAGATGATTGGAGTTGCAAAGCAAACCAAAAAGAATCTTACGCTGGTTTCCGCCATCGTTGATTTGAACGAGTTGGCTCATGATGCTGCTGTCATGATCGACAACAATATGGGACGCTTTTCTCACGGATTCAGAGCTTTGGAATTTGAACCGATCAAGAATTCCAGTGGTGAAGAGGAAGGGTTCGACGTAAAGCGATTTGAAATCATGGAGGAATCGTTGGTGTCGGTTCCGGCAAATCCAGATGCGGAAATTCAAGATGTTTTGTTGTCGTTGATTGAAGGCGACAAATTGACATCGGATGTGATGAAAGAATACGGAAAAACAATTCGAGAAGCGAAACCGGTGATGCTGCCGGTGAACTTGGATCTCAAGGTGTCCGTCAATGGACAGGAGGTGAAGAATGAAGACGAGTCAGGAATTGGAAAGAAAGAGGGAAGAGAAAACAAAACCGGCTCATCAAAGCAAAAAGATGGTGATGAAACCAAAGCAAACAAAGCCGGTGACAACGAAGGGTTGAAAATTGTTGAGTCGATCAAAAGTATGTTCTCATCTGAAAAAACTGTCATCCAACTCAATGTTTGGACTGATGAAGAAGGCAAGGTTCAGATGGAAGAAAATACGATTGCATCCAACGAACCTGAAGAGAAGGAAGTTGGCATCAAAGATGTCATTGCTTTCATTCCGAGAGCAACAGAAGTTGAATTGAAACAAATGAAAGACGTAGTGGACATGTTGATTGATGTTCATGAACGTCAGAAGAAAACCGAAAGGTACTTGGCCATTCGTGGCTGAGATCAGGTGCGGCTGGTCAATGGCGGCTTGTCGATCCTGGAAATGCTGATGTGAGAAACAGGAGAAAGAAATGAAACTCACAGACGCGATGAAAGAGTGGCTCGTCAAGAACTGCGATGTCAAAGCAGATGCCGACGATGACACATTTCGGAAGGCCGCCGGAGAAGCCCTTGGGTCTGGCAGTCTGACGATGGAAAAGATGCAGGATCTTTTGAAAGATCCGGATGAAGACAAGGCCACCGAATTCGAGAAGAAGATGGATTCGATTGCCGATGGTCTTGCGAAGCTCACTGAAGCCATGACTGCGAAGGCTTCGGGAGATTCGGACGAAGAAAAGGAAGCCAAGGAAAAGGCCGAGAAGGAAGCCAAGGAAAAGGCCGAGAAGGAAGCCAAGGAAAAGGCCGCTAAGCAAAAGGCTGGACCCACGGCTATGGAAAAGATGATCGGCCGCATTGGTGGAACTCCCACCAGTTTTGATGGAAAGGCCATCAACATTCGAGTCAAGGAAGCTGCCGAGAGATACACTCACGATCGCAAGTCGATGGTGTATCCAAGTTCGAACAAAAACGGAAAGCCTCATCCGTTCGCTGGTCAGCAGATGATGAGTTACGATGAGCATGGAAGGGCTTTGCATCATCCCAGTGATCGTGACAAAGCTGTTGCTGGTGCTTATGCAAAGTTTTCTGTGGCTTCGGCTCACATGAAGAGTCGTAAGATTGCTTTCCATCAGTTGCCCGAACATGACAAGGAACTTTTGCTTCATGGAATGGACGAGTACGAATGGGGTGGAGCAACCGATGGTGGAGACTTTGCCGACATCAAGGGTCGCAAGTTGACCGATGGTGAAAAGCAAGCTTTGATCGATGATGCGGTTTCTGGTGGTTTTGAAGCTGCTCCAATTGTGTTTGACGACATGGTGATTCAAACTCCTTTGCTCAACGGTGAATTGTTTCCGTTGGTCAACGTAGTTCCGATCGATCGTGGTCGTCGGATCGAAGGTGTTTCGACTGGAACGGTCACTGCCACCTGGGGTGGTGTCGATGATTCGACCATTCCTTTGTTCAACACTGCTCTGTATGTAACAGCTTTCGACACCACGATCTTCCGTTGGGAAGGTTGCATCCGCATCGGTTTGGATTTCCTTTCGGACACTCCGATCGATTTTGGAACTCACGTCACCAATCAGTATGGCGAGAGGTTGCTTGAGGATCTTGACGATGTTGTTGCTTCTGGAAACGGAACCACTCAACCGTTGGGTATCATCAACTCTGCCGGAACTACGGTTGCTTTTGGTGGAGCTACGAACTTGGGGAATTATGAAACCCTTCGATCGTCTGTCACCAAGCAAGAGCATCAGTCTGCTGTTGCAGCGTCTGCTGTATTCTGTGGTACAGAAGTGAGTTACTGGAGAGCCCGAGGGATTCCGGTTGGTGGAACTGATACCCGTCGAATCATGGGGTATGATTACAGTTCTTACAATTGGATGGAACGGCCTTACAAGATCAACAATTCGTTGACCAATCAACAGATATTCTATGCGGTGCTCAAGCGGTATCGCATGTATCGACGCCGTGGATTGACTATGCGATCCAGTACGGAAGGCGATACGTTGATCCGACGAAATGAGATTCTGATTTGTGCCACTGCTCGTTACGGTGGTCAGTTGGAACGTGGAGCTTGTGCCGCTATGACGATTACGGCTCCTGCTTGAGTGAGACTCGTTGCAATGCCCTCCCGTTGGTTTTTCTCGTTCTTCGCCAACGGGAGGGTAGATTTCAATTCAGAAGAACGAGATGAAGAAGAACGAGGAAATTCTGATGAGTACAGCAACGGAAAAGAAAACGATTATGGCTCCGTTTGGTATGGAAGCTGATTCACCCACCAATGGTGATTTGTTGTTGCAGTCGATTTTGGGTTGTCGTTTGCGTGGACGTATGAGTACAGCTAAGCCCACGGTCAACAATCCGCAAGACGAAGACAATACTCCAGTGGTTCCAAAAGATCGAGTCGTAACTTTTGGACAACTTCCAGAGATTCCGGGAATGGAGATTCACGTCAANCCGGAAAAATGTACGTACAAGATCATCGATCCATTGTTTGATGATGAAGAACAATGTGAAAAGATTCACAGAGCTTTGGTTCGGAGCGACATTGCATGGAAGCCGACGAAGATCAAGGGTGTAGCTCCTCAATCTGGAAAGCTTGATGTTCATCGAATGAAAACGTTGGTTCGTGAATTGGTTCAGATCATAGAAGTGGGTCATGGTATTGTTGTTGGTGGAGTTGCTCCAACAATGAAAGAAGTTGATGGATTGGCCGGTGATTACCTTCACAATGCTGGAACGTCTTCAAGTCAACCGAGATTTGAAAAAGAAGTTCCGGCTTGGGTCGATCGATTGAATCGAATGGGAGATTGAATTGGCAAGAGTGAGAGCAGCAAAAGGTGGTGAATCAATTGGAAGGAAGAAGAGCTGGACTGAGGATTGAATGGTTTGAACGGGCTGTTTCCAGCAAGATCAAAACGACTGTGAAACAAAATGTTCAATTGGCCACTCATTATCTGATGACAAAAGTTGTTCGGAACATTGGAACTCCAGTCACGAAATTGACTGGACCCCGTGGAGGAAGAGTAATCACCAATCGAAGCAAGTCTGGTGAATATCCTCATGCCGATACAACGATGTTGCAGAAATCAATTTATTCGCAGGTGATTCAATCTCCAGATGGTTCGTGGAAGGGAATGGTTGGAACTCCACTTGACTATGGATTGTTGTTGGAATTGAAAATGAATCGATCCTTTTTGGTGCGAACGCTGCACGAGGAAGAATCATCCATTCGCAGATTGTTGTCGAGGTCAGTGAAAGCATGAGCATCAATCTCGCAGACATAAGGAAAGCAACGAAGACCGTTTGGGATGCAAGCGGTTTGCCTGCAAAAGTTTCAAGCACTTTGGGATTCTGGAGTTACTGTATCAGAGCATTCAACTCTTCGAGATGCTTCGGCGGAACCCGATGATCCGATGCCTTATTGTGTGATGGAAACATCGCCAAGCAACACAACGGATCGGATGTCTGGTCAAGATGATGCGAACAGAGAGATTCGAGATGTAGAAATCATTTTCTCGGTGAATGCTCGATCGGTTGATGGCGACTCTAGAACGTCCGATGAAATTGCTGCTTATTTGATTGAAGAGATTACGAAAGTTTTTGGTGGCCATCCAACGGTTTCGCCTACTGCTTTGACGTTGGATGTTGGAAACTTTTTGATAGCACAATATCAAGATGATGTAGGAATCAGAACTGGTGACGACGAATATCAATGGCGAGTGACGTATCTGTTTCGCATTGATGTACCAGTAGCCATATAAGAGGTGACATGATGGGCGAGCGATCTTTGCAAAGTGCAAAACTGACAGCCAATCTTTCTGGAGTTATAAAAAATGTTTTGGACGATGGTTCTGTAGCATCAATATCGCATCCAGCGATGTCTTACGTATCTTCGCTTACAAACGGCGTTGAGTTGAATCAAGCAAATCGTGCGTGGCAAAAATATCAAACGTTGGGAAGTGGGGCCAGTACGATCATTGATTTGTATGATCTCGCTGCCGAAGATATTGGAGCCGGAGCAGGACTCGATGGCATCGGTCAAACCATTCAACCGTTTGAAGAAATTGTTTGCATTGCAATAGTCAACATAAATGCTGTAAATCTTGTTGGTCAACTTGAAATCAGTCCTGCCCTCGTCGGTGGATGGGGGCCGATTGGAACTCATACGGTGGCGACTGGGGGTGCTCTCAAAGCAAAAGGTATTTTGCTGAAACAGCAACCAGATGAAGATGCTTTTGATATTGTTCCAGTCACCAGTCACAACATTTTGTTGACGGCTGTTGGTGGACCAGTGTCGTTTGAAATCTTTTTGGTTGCTCGTTCTGATGATGAGGGTTCCAGTTCCAGCAGTTCATCTTTTTCCAGCAGCACCAGTTCCAGTTCCAGTTCCAGTTCCAGCAGCAGTTCCAGTTCTTCTTTCAGCAGCAGTTCTGGCAGCAGCATCAGTTCCAGTTCCAGTTCTTCTCTGAACAGCAGTTCCAGCAGCAGTCGATCGTCTTCGAGTTCGGCATCTGTTGTTTCCAGTGCATCGTCCAAATCATCGAGTTCCAGCATCAGCAGCAGCAGTTGGAGCAGTACCAGCAAATCTTCTGCATCATCAGCAATATCTTCTTCATCGTCCAGTATTTCTACAACTTCGACGTCGAGTGAAAGCAGCAGCAGTTGGAGCAGTCAAAGCGACTCATCCAATTCTTCTGCATCCAGTACATCTGGCAACAGCAGCAGCAGTTGGAGCAGTTTGAGCACATCATCTTCTTCAGCATTGTCAACTTCTTCAGCTTCATCGCTGTCAACTTCTTCTTCGTCTTCAAGCAGCAGCACTTCTTCACAAACATCTTCCGAGAGCAGCAGTTCTTGGAGCAGTTAGTAACGAAAGGGAAATTCAATGTCCAGTGCAAATACATTGACTGGCAGAGGGGGTCGGCACTTCGTAGGTGCCAGTCAAGTTGCTCGCGTCACTCAATGGGACATCAATCCGACTCAAGCCAGCACCACCGAATGGGGAGATTCGGACAGTGATGGTTTTACGAATCGAGCTGCCGGCAGGAAGGATTGTACTTTCAATTCTGAAGGCAAGTATGATTCCACTGATGTCATATGGGATTTGTTTCAACCGGAAGACATTGCCGAAGCTGTTCTGTGGTTGGGTAATGTTGCTTCGTTGTATTGGAACATGCCACGAGCACTTTGTTCTGATTTCAGTTTGACGGTGAATGTTGATTCGGAAGAAGTCATCGGGTGGTCCAGTTCGTGGGGATCGGATGGACCGTATTACTTTCCCGGTGAAGCTGGTGCCAATGCTCATGCTTATCCGTAATGATTTGCATGTTGTATTTGAAATGAATTTTGAATTGTTGTGCAACGTTAGGATGTTTGGAATATGATTAGGAGAACGAGACAATGGGTGATCGAGTGGCCAGAGCTTTGGCAGCAGGAGATGAAATGAAAGTGGGCGACGTGACTTACAAGTTGCGTCCCATTCCGGTTCGACATTTGAAAGAATTGGAAGCCAAAGCACTTCGAGAATACAAGCGAAATGTGATTCGCACATTCTCAGATTCAGCCGACATCTTGGGTGATCAAGCCCAACAGATCATCGAAGCAAAAGTGACAGAAGTGTCGCTTTGGACGCTTTGTGATCTTCCTCAAATGGAAGCTTTCGATTGCAGTCGTGTAAAGATCAACGACAAGATCAAAGCTTGGTTGAAGGAAAATTTCAGCGATGCTTTTGATGTTTCGAATGAAGACAAACAATCAGAAGAAGATCGTTTTGCGATTTGCTTTTTGAACAATGCTCTTGATTCCAAACGCATTCGTTCGGAGCAAGTCAAGGGATGGACAAAGACTTCTCCACGAAGAGCTTTTCATTCGTTTACGATCAATGGTGGGTGACGGCCACCATGACTGGAATGGTTTTGTTCATTCTGTCTTCCATTCAAGTTGAAAATCCGAATGTGACGGAAAAGGAAATCGACAATTGGCCCATCAGCAAATTGGTAGAAGCTTCACGAATTGTTGAATCTTTGACCAGTTCAGAAATGGGAAATGGGTGACGCCCGCCGATCTAAGACGAGTCACTGAAGATTTGTCTGAAGAAGATGTGGAGATCGGCGGGCTGACTGGAGGATTGAGAGCGTGGCATTTGAGATTGTTGTGTGAGAATACTTTTAATGGTGGAGGTGGTTACAGTCCAACAGAAATACGTGATTGGACTTTGGATCAAATTTGGTTTCGTTT